GGTTGTCCATGGTCACTATGCCCGTGCCACTTGGAGTTAGCACTAGATCGTCATTTGACCTGGTAGCAGATATCACGTTGCCTGAAAGCGAGATGCCATCATTGAATAGGGATGAACCATACACTTCCGTGAACATGGTGTTCACGTTCTGCATCGCGGTCCTCAGTGTGTCGCCCGTGCCGTCGTTTGCGTTTGATCCTACGTTTAGTGTTATCTGTGCCATTATATTTTAACTATTCTCCTCACGAATTTGATAACTTGATCGTTTGTGTTATTTACTTTTCCACGCACCCGGACATAGCCGCCGTTTATGACCGCTGTGAATTCCAGCGAATCATACACGGTCGAACCGTCTCCCGTGCCATTGTCCACGCCACCGAATGTGCTTATGTAGGCGTTAGTGCCATCGTGCGTGACGTTGGCCATTACCATACCAAATCTGTTTGCACTGGCATCGGATATGGACATTATATAATTGGCGCTCCTGTATTCTGTTATGTCAAAACTGTCAATTCTCTGTGCCGAACTATCACCAACTATCGTGGCCGTTCCGTCCGTGATGTCGGACACGTCGAACAATATGGGTGACGTGAAGTATGAGAGTGTGCCGTTTCCGTCTGTCCGCAACACTTGATTGGCCGTGCCGTCTGATGTTGGAAACTTGACTCCGTTGAATGACACGGTTCCCGTGCCTGCACCCGTCAGTTCGAGGTCAGCGTTTGATGTCGTGGTTATCGTGTTGTCACTGATCACAATGCCGTCCAGCGATGCCGTGGATGTGGTGTTCAAGGTTGTGAAAGCACCAGAAGAGGCCGTGCCCGAACCTATCGGCGTCGCGTCTATGTCGCCACCGTTCACGTCAGCACTGGCCATTACGATGGATCCTGTTCCGTTGGCCGTCAGCACCATGTCCTCGTTAGAAGTGTTGACCTTTATCTCGTTGTCGGAAAGGTTAACCGTTGAGTCTATGGTCAGTTCCGTGATGGACACACTGCCCGTACCACTGGCCCTGAGCTCTATGTTGGCGTTTGATTGGGTGCCCTTGATCACGTTGCCCGTGAACTGCAGGTGTGATAGCGTGAGATGTGGTCTAGCATACACCTCCGTGAAATTGTCGTTTATCTTGGTGCCCGCCAGTCTTATCGAATCGCCAGTACCGTCGTCCGCTGTTACACCTATGTTTATGAGTTGTTGGGCCATAATTTAATGGTATTTATCGTTACGGAGATACGTTCTTGAATGGATGGTCGCTGGGCAGATTAGCCGTCAAACCCCACTTGTGAGCCAGATATCCCTCGGCCTTTTCAAACTCCGTTATGTCCGTACCGCCCGTGCCCGGTAGTGCGCCCACCACGAAGAATTCAGCCACTCGGCCATCCAGCCTCTCGTTGGACCTGTTACGCATGATTCTCACGTCCTGGTTTTGGTTGATGGCATTGTCGTAATCATTGACCGGCGTGAATGCATCACTGCCGTTCGTTCTCAGTGCAATTTGGTTGCCTGTCTTGTTGAATATGGTGCCCACAATGTGGTAGTTGTCTAGGCTGAGTCCGCTATCAAAGTCCTGCTTGTTTCCTATGGTGCTGGATATCCTGTTGGAACTCAACCCGTCCAGGTCCAACTCACCATCGAACGCACTGGCGTTACCGGCGCTGATGGCATAGTCCCTCTTGCTGGTACCCGCCACTGTGTTGTTCTCGAAACTGTAGAAACTGTCCTGATTGTCATCTATAGTGTCCGCCAGGAACACGCCTATGGCCCAGTGGTTGCCCGAACCGTCCGTTACCGCCTGTTCGTCTGAAGTTGTGAAGCCCTCGCCTGATCCGCTGAAGTCCCAAACGTTGAGGCTGTTCAGACCACTGCTGACCCTAGTGGGTGTGCCGTTGACTGTGATTGAAAAATTACTGCTCTTGTCTGTGACTGCTGTGACCGTGCTACCACTCAATGTGTAACTGCTGGTGTCTGCGGCGTCGATGTGGAAACGTGTGGTTATGCTGTCTGTAGGATCCCAGTTGCCGCCCACTGTGATGATGTGTCTGTGTATACCCAGAGGCATCCGGTCCCCCTATGATGACCTGTAGTCCTTGGCGATGTTGCCCAGGAAGTTGGTTCCGTCGTTGACGATCGTCACTACATCGATGTCGCCACCGCCTGTGGATAGTGTGCTACTGTTGGATGGGAACTTCACAGCACTCGAACCATCCGTTCCAAATGTTGCGGTCCTTGTTCCTGTGCCATCCTGTGTGATGATCAATGTGACTGAACCACCTGTTGGTAGGTTGGTGATGTTGAATTCTGTTGACGTTCCTAGTGTGACGGTGTGTATGCTGGCCAATGCACAGTTGACAGTTATGGTAGAACTTGAAGTAAGTGCGTTGATCTTCTCGATGTAACCTGCGTTGAACGTGAATGGTGCCTGTGCGATGATGCCACCAGTACCTGACGCATCCAATTCTAAATCTGCGTTTGACGATGCCGATGTTACTTTGTTGTCCGTGATCTGCACACCATCGAATGTGCTGTTGCCTGTTGAAGTGAATCCAACGGCATCTATCTGTCCCGAACTTGTTATGTCTGCTGTTTCTGTGTCACCACCTGAGACCACAAGTCCTCCAACCGCGGTTACTTTTCCTGATCCGCTTGGATCCAGTGTTAATGGAGCATTCGAAGGTGAACTGATCGTTGATCCTGTGATTGTCAGGTCACCCGTTGATCCACCACTAACTCCGCTTATCTCTGAGTCAACGTAGGCCTTGATAGATTGTTGCGTGGCCAGTGCTGTGGCACTGTTTGTGGACATATTGTCTTCGTCTAGTATTGTTGTGACAGTGGCACCTGTGCCCACTTTCAAATTCTCTAGTACGACCGTTCCTGTGCCGTTGGCCTCAATTTCTAGGTTGTCATTTGATCTGTTCGATGTGATCTTGTTGTCGTTGATCGTGATGCCCGGCATCGCTACCGCACCTGTACCACCCGGAGAAAGAGTAATGTCCGCGTTGGACGGTGAAATTATGGTTGAACCTGCGAAAGTCAGGTCTCCCATTCCGTCGACATTGAATGTCAATCTGTCATTAACTGTGTCTACCGCGATTGTGACATTGTTTCCTTGAACGATAGTCAGTTCGTCTGATGCACTATCCGCCACAACGCCGTCCACTCCTGTCACATTGATGGTCCTGAATGAGTGTTTCGCCACGCCTGTTAGGTTGGCTCCGCTGATCGCCGGCAGTGCGCCTGACAGTCCGCTGGCATCTATTGTTCCTGAGACTGTGCCTGTTACATGTAAGTTTTCTTTGATTGTAACCTGTGTTGAATCTGATGAACTGATCTCTGTGCCCTTGATCTGGATACCTTCTATGTCCACTGAACCTGTTCCACCCGCGTTCAATGTTAGGTCTGCGTTCGAAGGTGCTGATATCGTAGATCCTGTTATTGCTAGGTCACCTGTTGTACCACCTGCGTTGTTGTCAACGTAGTCTTTGACAGCGGCACTTGTTGGAATAGTTGTGTCGTTGTCGTTGGATCCGATACCCTCTGCTTCAGTGACAATGGCACTTGCTTTGAAGTTGTCCACCTCTATGTTTGAAACTGTTGTGTTATCTGCATCTAGTGTTGACACAGTGCCAGTGATCGTTCCAGATATGTTTCCTGTCACGTGTAGGTTCTCTTTGATTGTTATCTGTGTTGAGTCACTTGAACTTATCTCTGTTCCCTTGATCTGTATTCCATCAACACTGACACTACCCGTTCCTGATGTCGTCAAAGTTAGATCCGCGTTCGAAGGTGCTGATATTGTAGATCCTGTTATTGCCAGGTCACCTGTCGTGTCAGCACTTGCCAATGTGTCATATGTGACTTCTCCCGTTGTTGGGTTGTATTCTAATTGGTGTGTTCCACTTGCGTTCCTGATCGGTTTGACCACCATGCTACTTGCGGTGGTGTTGTTAAGAGCGGCACCTGTTGCGTTGATAACAATGCTGTTCGCGGCTTGGCTCGTCTGTCCTGCCTTCTCACCGATCGCAATGGCATTGGCACCCTGTGTTGTCTCGCCGGCGTAGTTACCTATCGCTACTGCCTTGTTTCCTTGGTCAGTCTCACCGGCCTCACTACCCAGTGCCACCGCACCCTGTCCCTGTCCTGAGTTACCAGCGTTGTTACCTATCGCCTGTGCGTAGTTTCCAGCGTTGGTGTTCTTACCTATGGCAACTGCTTCCGTTCCTGCTGAAGAACCAGTACCTAATGTTATCTGATCTGTTAAAATCTTGACGTTACCTGTGCCTGAAGGATCAAGTGTAAGGTCCGCATTTGATGGTGATGCTATTGTCGAACCTGTTACGGATAGGTCACCTATGTCTCTGGCGTCAACGTAATCTTTTACTGCCGCTGATGTTGGTAGAGTTGTGTCGTTGTCGTTTGAGCCTATGCCCTCTGCTTCTGTAACTATTGCACTGGCCTTGAAGTTGTCCAACTCAAGATTTGAAACCGTCGATGAGTCGGCGTCCAGTGATGACACTGTGAATGAGCCTGATATGCTTCCTGTCACGACAAGGTCACCGTCAACCGTCACGTTCTCATTTAAATTAATCCTTGAACTGTCTGAACTTGATATGCTTGTTCCATTGAACGTCAGTGCTTCTATGTTTACACCACCCGTGCCATTGCCCGTGATGTCCACTGATCCGTTCGTAACTATTGATGTGATCGCATCTCCGTTGACCTGTAGTTGGTCCACCTCAACGATACCTGTTCCGTTGGGCTGTATCCTCACATCACCGTTTGTTGTGGTTGTGGTCAGCACGCCATCCGCCACGTTGGTGCCGTACAATTCTGAGAAATTCGTGTTGATCTTGATCATGGCGGTACGTAGAGTATCGCCTGTTGCCGGGTTTCCCGCTGTTCCTACATCTATGTTTAATCTAGCCATATATCGAATATACATATTTATTAAATATTTGCGATGTTCATCGAGACATTAAAGACGCTGAAATTGTACAAAAGAGAAAGCAAACTGGGCATCTGTCACACCGTGAGGCGCAACAACATCATCTACGTGCTCAAGTGTGACACCTGTGGCGACACATTCAAGAAACCAAAATCAAAAGTAGATACTGCTAGGATGGAGAAGGGACACAAGCACTTCTGTGATCGCTGTGACCTATAGCCTGATCCAACGGATGTCGTCCTGCTGACCGTAGATCCAACGCTGTAGATCAGCGTATATGCCCACTCTTATGTTGGGCTGGTCGAAGTAGTGTCTCAGGTAGTGGTTGCGTTCGATGTACTCACGCCTGTTGATGTAGTAGAATCGGGTGTCTGGGAACTTGCGAAGGGTCTGTCTTATCTGGTACATCCACTCGTACTTCATGTAGGCCTTCATGCTCTCGTGATCTGAGTAGTTCTTTGTGTCCTTGTAGCAGTTGTTCTGTATCCTGCTGGGCCCGTCCATCTCCCACTGCCTGGCGCCCAATATGTCGAAGCCTAGAAATATTATATCCTTGTATCCCGCCTCCGCGGCCAACAGCAACGCACTGCAACCTGATCCCTTGTTGGCTGAGAAGTCGTGTGTTTTTATCTTGCCACCGTACTTCAACTTGCCCGCGCCGCGCCACATCCTGTACAGTTTGAGACCGTTGGGTATGGTGTCCTTTAGACCCTCGGCGTAGTCCCAGTCACTGATGTCATTGGGTCCGTGCACCTTTAATCCTTCGGGCTTGGCCCAGTTGTACCACTGCATCACCTCTTCGTACATTGGTTGGTTGACTGACACTATGTGGTCACACAGCCATGGGTGATCCCTGTAGATGGCGTTGCAACCATATATGGTGCCGTGTCCCTTAAGGTGTTCTATTGGAAATATGTTCCTGGATTCACCGTTGCCTATTATGAATGCAGCATCCATCAGATGCCAAAACTCTCCCCGCATC